CAATTGTTTCTCTGAAATTAAACTTCTCATTAGTTGGGTTACGATCTATGAAGATATGGTACTCATTGTTATGTCTGAAAACTGCTCCTGAAACAATTGCCGTGTAGTCAGCTTTATCATTCTTACTAATCGCCAAGTCCACTCCAGCCGCTCTAAACTGGAAATACGGCTCCCAGCCAGCTGGATAGTTGTCATACCAACGAATATCTTCATACTTAATGAGTTGATCTTCTTCTGGCACGATCTTGAGCATATATTCCTGAGTCCAGATTCTCATATCTGCTACACGCTCTTCCAGTTGCTTCACTCTGGCTAAATTAGGAAACTTTTGAGGCCAAGCAATTTGTCTCTCGTCATTAATTAGTGGAATAAAAAGTTCCTTGCCCATTAACTTTTTTGCTCTGATTGACTCTCTGAGAGTTGCCAACAGTGAGTTTGGATGCAAGTAGTTACCAACCATCACAATTTTGGTATTCAAGTCACCCAGAGGAGCGATTTCACTACTATATAGCTCTTTGATACGCTTACGACCTTCTTTGGTTTTCACTGAAGATGAATCTTCAATGTCATCACAAATAATTAGATCGGGTCGGTGCTGTTTATACCGAGAACCTCGAATGCTTTGGTCAATTGAAACTGCTGTAATTTTTGCTTCATATTTTGAAAACTCAAGTGACATTGCATTCCAAGTATCATTGGTTTCTTTAAATGGTCCTAAGTCTCCCCGAAGCAATTCATTAGACTCTAACTCAGCCTTGATGCTTGCCATGTGAGATCGAGCTTGTTCTTGAGTTTGACAGACAATCACAACATGTTTTTTTGCTTGGTTGCCCATGATGGTCCAGAGAGGAGCAATGGTGGTAAACAGGGTTGATTTTCCTGAACCGCGAAAGGTGATTACAACCCCAAATGGGCAGTCACTATCTTCTACCAGTTGAAGCATCTCAAACTGAAACTGGGCAAAGTCGTAGCTAAAGTAGTGAGGGAAATAAACTGTAGAGAAATACAGCAGACTTTCTCTTGTTAAGTTGACTCGCATTTTTCGGTCATCTGTGACCTGTTTAATTATTTTTTCATTAAGTAATTTATTCATCTTTTCCTTTCATGATGAGTGAGGCATGTTTAAGAGCCTTCTTTATTAATTCTTCTTGTTCTGGTGAGAGTGTTTCGTCTTTCACTTTTGCAGTTATTTCTAGCTTGTTGCTGTAGGCTGAATGGCGATGATTCAACCAATAGAAAATTGCAGAGATATTGCGGTCTCGAATGGCAGAAAGTAACTGACTCTCTGCCATGTCATTTACTAACGCCACACCCTCAGCTAGAGCTTGATCAGCTTCTTTAGCAAATTCTTTGCTTTCCTCCTTCCAGCGATAAAATGTGGATCTAGCAATTCCGGTTTTTTCACAAGCAATTTGCACCACTGGCGTTTTCTTGAGTTGTTCGAGCATCAACTGCCTGTTTTGCTGGGTTCGGTCTTGTAAATCATTGTTCATGTGTCTCCTTTCTTACGGTAGCTTCAAGGTTCGTCAGCTTCTCCCAACGCTCTACAATGGTGTGGCAATAGCCTTCATCCAGCTCAATCCCGATGCACTTGCGAAGAGTTTGGTGAGCGGCTAAAAGTGTTGTCCCGCTCCCCAAAAATGGATCGTAGACTGTGTCTTCAACTTCAGTTGAGTTTAGAATCAACCTACGAATCAGGGTGAGAGGCTTCATAGTTGCATGAAATTTACTTCTTTGTGGCTTGGGAGCAAAGAGCACTGACTTATCTTGAGCTTTCTGAAACACATGTGTCCCAAACCAACCATACGCACAAAGTTCATGCTGGGGTAAGTAGTCAAGCCTTGCCATGGTTGACTGATTTTTCACCCACACCAGTAGCTGTGAAAACTTAAAACCAGACTGAATCATGGCTTCACGCAGAGCAAAAATCATCTTGTCTGAGTTCCAGCAATAAATTGAGTTCTTCTTGGCTAGAAATGGTTTGACCGGCTCTAGCCAGTCTTTCGTAAACTGGATATACTCTTTGTCAGACTGGAGATGGTCATTTGCCAGTGATTTGTGAGCTGTTGGGTTCATGGAGGACTCAGCTATTGCTACACCATACGGGGGATCAGTCTGAATTGAGTGGATGGTTTCATTGCCAATCACTTTTTTAACAAAATCTGTATCTGTGCTACTTCCACAACCCAGAACATGCTCTCCGAGTTGTAGAATCATGCCTCGTGTTATTTGCATAGAACGACCTCCTTGTTGGTTAATTTTTGATACCGATCAACGATGACCTGACAAAACACTGGGTCAATTTCCATGAGGAAGGCTTGCCTATTCATCTGTTCGCAGGCCACCAAGGTAGAACCAGAGCCACCAAATAAATCCAAGACTTTGTCATTTGGTTTAGAACACCGTCTTAGTGGTTTTTCATGAAGAGTGACCGGCTTCTCGGTAGGTGTTAAGTAATCATGACCAGCTTTTCGCTTTGCCAGCCAGATATCAAAGATGTCCATGATGTCTGAGTGAGATCGGTTGCCAGTTGAAATCTCTTTGTTTAAAATTTCACTCAGTTTGGTGGCATTACTATTGAGATATGGACTACCAATGGTCCCATATACACACGGTTCAAAAGATTTGTTGAATCCAACTTGAGGGGTCGGGTTGAAGGAATTCTTCAGCCATAAGCATACGCGTTGATTTTTAACTCCAAGCTTTTGGTATGTGCTTTGTAACAACCAGATATACGATTGATCACAGTAGTAAAAGAAGTGAGCATCTTTATTGACTACGGCTAGAGCATTGGCAAGTGTCTTCTCCAAAAACATCCTGTAGTCCTCATCAGACTTATTGTCGTTAACCTTAGTCCCACCGTACTTACCCTTAGTAGTAACTCCATTGTCATAACTTAGGCTAATGTTGTATATGGGATCCGAATAGACAACATCAATCTTGTTATTACCCACCAACTTTTTAACGTCTTCTAGGTTTGAGGAGTCGCCGCAGAGAAGATAATGCTGGCCCAAAAGAAATAAATCTCCAGGCTTTATCTCAGTCGCCTTACTTTTTCCTACAGCTTTTTGAGAATCAAACTGATCGTCTTCTGTAGAGAACTGGTCATCCCATATATGGCTCAGGTCATTTTCATCAAAACCAACATCCAGGAGCATTGAGATATCAAATGCTTTCAAAAGTTCGTAATCCCATGAGCCTCCGTTTTCGTTAAGCCTCAGGTTTAATTCTTGTTCTTTCTTTAGAGTGAGGTTAACGTAAACAACTGGAACAGTTTTATAGCCAAGTTTTTTTGCCACCTTGTATCTGGCATGACCACCCACAATGATATTTTTTCTTTCAGGATGAAAATTAACTATCAAGGGGTCAACGAAAGAAAAACGCTTTAAGCTCTCTGTTAGATCTTTTTCTTGTTTCTCTGAAAGCTTCCTCGGATTATAAATCGAGGGATTGAGTAGATTGATATCCACTTCTGTTATTTGTATTTGTGCCATATGGCCTCCTTCTAACTTGAGGCCACGAAAAAAGGCCCAAGTTAACTAACCGCGAGAGGTTGGCTAACTTGGACCTTTGAAAAGGTTTGTTTATCTGCCAAGATAAACTGTATCTAAGCTCGCTTGCTTAATAATATAAGAACACAGTATCACTGTTGAAAAAAGTTGTCAATTATGACAAGTATTGATATAGAAGCATATCAATACGTACATTGATAACCCAAAGTTAGAGTATTTGGTCTATAATTGGATGTGAGTTCAATTGAATTTAAGTCAAGAATTAACTAAATAGAAAAGAATATAAATATGAGTACAGACTTAACATTTATTACTAATGAAAATGGTGAAAACCTAAAAAGTAGATTTAATGTTTTGGTCAAAGATACTCGTTTATTCGATATTTTAGTTGGTTATTTTTATACCAGTGGTTTTTACGCCATATACCCTCAGCTCGAAAAAACTGAAAAGATAAGAATCTTAATCGGAATCAGTACCAATAAGCAAACATACGATCTTCTTCAGGTCTCAAAATCCTACAAGGAGATTGGTGATGATATTGGTGAAAGTATTAAAAATGAGATGGATGAGAGTGAAAATAACCATGAAGTTGAGACAGGAGCACACAAGTTTCTTGAATGGCTAAAGTCTGGAAAGCTTGAAGTAAGAGCTTACCCTGAAGAAAAAATTCATTCAAAACTCTACATAATGACCTTCGATGAAGATGATCGAGATCTTGGGAGAGTGATTACAGGTTCCAGCAATTTTACACAAAGTGGTTTAGTAGATAATTTGGAATTTAACGTCGAGCTTAAAAATCCCTCAGACTATAAATTTGCATTGAA